CCGTCCTAAATATAAAAAAGGTTCGGCGATGCGCATCGCCGAACCTTTTTTATATCCTGACCACCTTTTTATTTTTTTTCGGGGGACGCGGTTCAACCGGCGGCTCATAGCCCCAAGCGTCATCGTCGGGATTCAAACCACCAACGCCCGTGTGGTAAAGTAGCGGAAATGAACCTACATCCCTCAACAACCCGGATAATTGCTCCCATTGCCTCTGAAATGCCACCGACTCCCAATGATGCGCCATTTCGGTCGCGGATGGATTGGCAGTGCGCATATTCGACTTAGCCTGTTCGCCCAAATATTCAGTTTGGACAATTTTGCCTTGAACAAATTGAACGGATTGTCGGCGCAAAGCTTCCGTAACTGCCAATTGCCCAATCATTTTTTTGACGATCAATTGTACTTTTTTTTCGGGAGTCGTGTTCAACGGTCCTTTCAAATGGGCAAAAAATTGAACGGACAATCGCCGTTCCAATGACGATTCGGCTTCATCTATGAAAGGTAACAGCGTTTCAAACGTAATTCGGTCAATTCGGTAGCCGACCAATCCGCGAAAATCCACTGCATATCGCAACAGGCGATTGAAATGCGCATCTTTGAATTCCCATTTTTCGCCGAATGCTTCGTGATTGACTTCCAAGAATTTTAACAGTCTTTCAATATGCTCGTACCCCGATTCGAGCATCGCCGCTCGATATTCAGTTTCCTGATACCGATATGCAGAACTATCGCTTTTTGAGAATCCATGGTTCCCGAATCGGATCACTTTAGTGCGACTGGCATGATAAAGTGACAATGGCGCGAGCGCGGACTGCACTTTCGTCAATAATTTTCCATTCATGGAATCGGGATCAATATCAGGGTAATCATTACTCAATTCCTCAAGCAAAATATCACCAATTTTGGGTGCGATGTGCTGATAGGCAGCGTCTCGAATGTCGGAAAGAATGGATTCCAGGAATGATTGATCGTTGTCAATACTCCCTGATATGAAGCATTTGAGTTCTTCGATTGAATGAAAAAGCATTTTGAACAGTTTATAAAAATAAAAATTTGTTTTTTTTTGGGAAAAAACTTGACCGATTCGGAAACTAATCCTACCTTTGTCATGATTTACGGGCAAAGTGGATTTGCTAAACCTCTCTCCGACAAAATGTGGATTGAAACTTTATCTTTCCGATAAAAGAGAATTTAATTCTCTTTTTCCACCGAACCCACCAAAAGCCGCGCTGATTTATCAGTGCGGCTTTTGTGTTTTTGGGGTATTCGCAACGCCTGATGATTGATTGTCGGTCGTCGTTTGTGCGAAATTGTTTATCAAAACCACATAATCCCACTTGTTAAAATTAAAAATATATTGGAGTGGCTCCAAAATCTCCATCTGTTCAATTGTGTTTCTCAAAACGCCCGAATTGAAATGGACTCTCGCATCACTCCCAGAACCCGCACCCATTTTCCCACCCTCGTTCATCATCGACATCTGGGACGAATGATATCCGAGCGCATTCAAAATCTCTGCATTTGCAGTCGCCGACGACGGCACCCAATAATCACTCTTAAACTTATCGTCCAGCGGCACAAGCTCAATTGTGCCAATAAACTTCCCATGTTCTTCTTTCAGATACATGGTCATAAGTTTGCCCGGATTCTCGGCTCCCGTCAAGCCTTCTTCGATGCCTGCCTCAAATTCTTCTATCAGTCGTGTCTGCTCCTTTGCAGAGTAGCTAAACCAATCGGGATATCGAAACTTAAAATAGTCTTGACTCACGCGCATCACATATTTGATGTGCGCTTGATTTTCTTGTAGAGACTTCACGATACGCGGCACATCCCGCGCCACGTCCAACCAAGAACCCTGTTTTAAGATTTCCATCCACAACGGGCGACTGTAATAAGTCGTCCCCGCGTTGAAGCCTTTGGTGTGGAAAGCGAACGAATCACCCCTTAACCAATTGAAAAAATCGGGTTTATATTGGCGCAAAAGTGGAATTGTGCTTAAATCGGCTTCTGATGGCACATCATCACCGCCAAATTTCCCGCAATAATATAGGTATTCGATTTCAAAACTTGAAGGATTCTGTTTCGAGAGGCGCGACCACATGGTGTCCAAATGATCAAGCCGCACAATCTTAGATTTATCCTTTGACAAATCCATTTTTGAAAATGCATTCCAAAAAAGTGTCCGCGCAAATGCTTGGTTTGGCAACCATATCTGTTGAACCCGGTTTTCCGTAAAAAATGCGTCCACTCGCGGGTCGTAAGCGCCTATAATACGCCCTTCAAAAAAATCTTTCCGCTTGACATATATCAAACCATTTCCATATAAATCACGGGACATCTCGTAAATCGCCCGAATTGCCATTGGCACGGACGACAACCGACTATGTATAATTTGTGGCAAATTATCATAGTCGCCATACTCTGCCCACTTGCGCGGGTTTGTGGCTTCAGTGCGCGAAAATGGTGTCGGCTGATATTTTTTTTGGACACCAAGATTACGGATGCTCACGCCTGGTGTCGCAACCGAATATTTGCCATCCTTGTAGGCAATCGGTATTTCCGTGATAATCTGTTTCATGGAGTGGTCTGAACACCATCAAATCGCCGAATCAAGGGCGGATGCAAACGCCGTATTACCGAAGTCCGCTGACCATCCGCATAAACACATACATTTCTGTGATAAGTGAATTTTCGGCGTGTTAACGTGTGTTTATTGTTATTGTGTTTTAATGGCGGTTCGGGCGGTGATTCGAGCGCATCGTTTTGGAGCAACTTGCCAAAAAATGTATCAATATGACCACCTTTTTGGCGTTTTCTGTCATATTGATACACTTCCAGCTCCACGATTTCGCCGCATTCGAGTCGGCGCAAACATTCGGAAATAGTGATTGTCATTGTTCCTTAAAAAAAAATCTGGTCGCATTCGCGGCAACGCGACCAGCAGGTACTAAGTGTTCGGAGTAACGTCAATGTCGAGGTCGTTCGGGTAAGTCCGCACAACACGACCCATGTATTCGAGTTCATACTCGAAGCCTCTAAATTCGTTACCAGCTCCGCCTTTCGCGGACAACACTGTAGCGGGCATTTTTTTGCGTCCAAACTCGTGAATTACACCGTTACGGTCCTCAATGAGCAATACCAATCCAGATGAACCCGCCAAAAGTTCGGCAAATTCCTTCTCTGCCGCAGAAAAACCCTTTAATTTGAATTTAAAAGTATTTTTAATTTTGTTGGTCGCATCCTTCACGGTCAAGTCTGTGTGAATTTCACCAGTATCGGAAATCACGCGCATACCGCGAAAATAACCTTTTCCTGCGGGCGCACCCGTGAAATCATACTTTTCTGCGATGATATTGGTATCGCCCAGAGCGGTGTTTGTGTTCACTACTTGAGCCTTAGATTTTGGTTCTGATTTGATTTCGGAAGCGTTAGTCACATAAACCATTACTTCCGTGCCGCCGAAGTTAAAACCATCTTGCGGGACAAAATTTGTTAAATCGTATGCCATCGTGTTTATTCGGTCGCTTCTTCGATGCTCACTGCATCAATATTAACTAAATGTTGTAAAAGTTCCTTCGCCGTTTCTTGGGTTAATAAGTTTAAAACGGGGAACTTTTCAACGATTTCTTTCACGCCAGTACCGATTGCCACGATTATCACGCCATCGGCAGGATAAATATTCGCGCTTTTATCGCGGACTGATTTATGCGCGGGCTTGAATCGGAATTCCGCATTTTCCATTTTGCCCGAAACGCGTTTTTTCGCAACGAAAATTGGACGCGCCACGGTTCCCGTTTTGGCTACGACTTCGAGTGCCGCTTTTTCGGCTTTCGCCTTCTCTAATTCGGCGAGAATTTTTTGGTATTGCTCAAGACTCACGGTTTGGGGTGTGTTTTGGGCGACTGTCGGTGCGTTTTGCGCAACTTGGGTTTGTTCAGCTGCGGATGTATTGGGTGTTTGCATTTTTGTGTTTTAAAATAATTTTGTTTGTTTTAAATTAGGATTTATGGAATTTATGGAGATTTGGGGATTTGGAGAAATTAAATCTCGAATCCCTCCGAATCCCCAAATCTCCATAAATTCCATAAATCCTAATTTAAAAATTCAAACATTAATCGAAGTTCAATTCGATGGTGTCGGAAACCATCATTTTCGCGCCATATTCAAAACCGAATGCAACTGCCATGTCGCCGTAACCGTGCAATTCGCGTTTCTCGGCAGACCAATGAAGCACAGGCAGCAAATCGTCCGATTGCTTCGATTCCTTCAAATCCGCAGAGGGCAGCAATAAAATCTGATTGTCTTTTTGCGAACTAAAAACAAGACCCATGTTTTTAGATTTTGTCATGGATGCATTGACAACCAATGTTTTATTGGTGAATGGGACCGCAAAACGATCCACATAACCTATCGTGCGCGGATCAATCACCGTCGGAGCCATCGAATAGACAGACTGAACGAACATCTCCAAATACTGGCGAGAGCATTCGATATCGGCGACCATATCGCGTTCCAAAGTCGGCAGCGAATCACAAAACAACTTCGTTTTCACACCGATGGTGGAAGCCGTAACGCGACCCATAGCGATGTAGGTCAATCTTCCTGCGGCATGAGCAGCCAGAATGCGCGATTTCATGCCATCGACGGAATTAATACTCACGCCTGGTTGACCCGCCACTGGCGGCACAAAAACACCGTTGAAGTAGATATTATTGAATTCCTCAAGAATTTTCGGATAAACATGCGCATAAACCAGATAATCCGTAAAGAACTTGTTTTGCAACGGCGAATCGCCAAATTGCGCGATGCCAGGTCTCCACTTCTTGAAAAAACTATGAATTTGCTCCGCGGTCCAAGTAATATCTACCTTGATCTGTTGCAATTCCAGGGTTTCGGAATCAATCTGGAAATTATTTTTCGGAGTCCAGGCGGACTGATAGGCTTGCAAGAATTCTCCAACCCGAATATTCGGCGCGGTATATTTACCTTGAGTCCGAACAGGGGTTAACTTGTCCCGCCCAGTGAATTGCTCGTATGCAACCTGATTGAAAGTGGTTTTGACCTCACCCGCCCGAAGATTGAGTTCTTCGGACGTGGATTTGACCAATTCTACAGCTGTAGGCATTAGTGTTTATTGATTTGGGTTGTAAAGTGTTTGTTTTTTGTTTCGACAACATTTGTTCAGACAAATGTTATATTGTTGCTACGTCCCGAACATTCGCCCACATGTTGTTAACACGATTTTCATCATACTTTTTTGCGGGAGTCGGGTCATTCATGGATTCTGTGGTGGATGCGACCGTAAGAGCAGGCGCGGCAGCAGTTGTATTGGCGTTTCGTTCGGCTTCCCACTTAGTGCGCTCTGCTTTAATAGCGTTTTGAACATCTGCCATCGTCATGGGAGTTGCGGCAGCTTCCTCCGCGAGTGCCGATTCTACGTCGGCTCTGGTAATTGCACCTGATTTAAGCGCGTTAAAAATATCTGTTTTTTTCACTTCGGGTGTTTCGATTTTTTCTTTATCTGGTGTAAAATATTTTTTTATGCTTTTCCAAATACCATCACTATTTTTGGTAGTAGGCTTCTCCGCCATATAACTCTCGCCGTTATCATCAATAAAACCGTATTTTAGGCAATCGGCGTGCGTCAACATGTGTTCACCACCATCATAAAATTCGGTGCGCACCGCATCTTCCGTCATGCCCGTACTCTCTGCCATACTCATCACGGCAGCCTCCTCAAATTTCTCCAACATCGCAGCCATTTCTAATGCTGCCCGTTTGGTCAACGATTTTCCAGTGGATATGGACGGGGAGTGGATTAACATAGAGGCATTTTTTGCCATGTGTCGGCGTTCTTTTGGAACCGCGAGAAAGATGTCGCCCGCCATAGAATTACACGTACCGTTATTCCATGTGTGAATTTCCATTCCAGCAGGAGGGCTTCTAAACAAATTCACAATTGCGAGTCCATCATAAATATAGCCACCGCCAGAATTTATCAGCACGTTGCAGGTTTTAACGCCATTTTCGTGCATGATGTGGATTTGGCGTACCACATCCATTACGGTCAGACCATCGTACCAAGAGCCTACCTCGCCATAAAGAAATAATTGGGCAGTATCACCGTCAATAGAGAAATATTTTTTTGCTTGCATGGTGTTAGGTTCAATTTTAAAGAATTAAAAATGGTGGGAATCGTGTTTTTCCGTACCATTCGATGTCAAGTGCCGCCTGCGCACTCGAATAATCGTACTTGAATTTTACGGGTGTTTCTGGTTCGCCGAATAAATATTTAGTGCCGTTACAATCTTCGACGCAGAGTAAAAATTCTTGTTGAAGCATTTTGTTAGCACTTACAATACTTAATTCGGAAACAGAAACAATATCCAATACTTTATTTTCGCAACAATTTTTTTGCAAATGATTAATAATTGGTTTGATTTCGAGTCGCCTTTTTTCGGTAGGACGCTCCGATAACCTTTTCCATGAAAATTGTGGGTGTAAGTTCATCATGACTTTTGTTAACCCATCCTGTGTGTGATAAATGTCGAAGTAGGCAATGCCGTCCAATTCTATGTACTCGACCGAAACCAAACCTGTTATTGTCATCTTTTTGCTGCAAAATTATAGCACCGCTAGCCCGTAAATTGGGACATACAATGATTTTAAAATTATTTAATTTTAAAATCATTTTTTCTGTAATTATCACGGCGAATCATTGCTTTCCGAATCGCTGCATCACTCCTGTCCAGCCCAAATTTTAAACGGTAATGCTCAAAGAGTTCGGGATGGGACAGTTTCACGAATTCGCGTTGAGCAACCATCACTGCGGTCATCTGCCCAATCATGATGTCATAAAGTGCATGGTTCAACTCGTCAACTTTTTCCTCCGAATAGTAGTGTCCAGTCGGAACATACACATGAATCGAATCCGTGTATTGTTCCAATTTTCGGATGGGCGCATTCGGGTCGGGAACGCCGCGAACGGCTGCCAATAGAAATGCCGCATGGATTTCAGTGAATCCGAGCGATGCGGTTATTGGGGTAGATGGTGGGATTTTTAGCCACTTTTCAATCCAAATTTTAGTATCGGGTGCAATTGGCACTCTTCTAAGATAGCGTTCTACAGGTTTCCTCATGCTAATTTATTGGGTATTTGAATGCGTAGCGTCCTCTTCGGGTTCGGACGGCTCTGGCTGATACGGCGGCAAATTTGGAACCGCATCCATAAAAATCGGCAATTTTTTTGCTAATCCAGCGAGAATATCGGTGTTTGTCAATGTGAAAACATTTTCGCGCATTGATAAAAACTCGGTTCCGATGATGGACAATGAACACATTACCGTGAACGGAATCACTGGCATCCATGCCAATCCAGTATGCCCGAAACATAGCTCCATGCCGTATCCCGCGAGAATTGATAAAAAATAAACCACAAACTTATCGACAGCGCGTCGGAATCCCCTTGATGTGATTTTTTCACGGCGTTTACGCGCCGCTTTTATTCCTGATATAGTATCAGCTATTATCAGAAAAGTCATAAATATCAAGTAGTTACGGACGGGCATCAAGAACGAAAGCACCCAACCCAGTCCCGCAACCGCGATAAAGAATTTAGTTTTACAAAAAGAAACCAGTTTTAAAAAAATTAAATACAAATTGTTAGCATTCATGGCGATTTTTTCGGGCAAAATTCGCCTTTTTACTTCTGTATTTTGGGACACATAATGAATTTTGATGGCGTGAATCCTAATTGTTAGTTATTATTTTTAATTAACAATGTATTTACAATTAGTTAATATTATTAATTAACGACAAAGATTGACACCCTTATAGTTAATTACATTAATCATGTAATTGTTTTGTTTTACTTGAATTAGGCAATTTTAAAGGTTTTATAAATTTTGTGTCCCCGTGTGAGGTTTCTAAAATGCGTAAAACAATGCTCTTGCATAAAATGGCATAGTAATGTGGGCAGGCATGTTTGCGAAAACTATTATTAACATTGTTAACTAATTATT